CTCGTATCGTTGGCTGGAAGCCTGCTCAGGATCTTCTCAAGGCTTTCTTCCTTCCCGAGCGCCTCACCGACTATGACGCCCTCGGGAATTCCACCAGAGAGTATCTTGGAGAGATCATCGTCTCCCTATACATCTTGGGCTACTGGAACCTCGCCAGCCGCCGGTGGCTCGAGTGTGTTTGGCGTATCCTTTGGTGCCAGGAGCCAGAGACTGTGATCCGTATCCGTAGTATCAAGGATTTCGTCTATAAGACCGGCTTGGACCCCGAGCGAATTGAGGCCGTGTCTTCGAAGTCCCCTTTCCCCTACCCCCCCGTTAGTGTGTGCGTTCTTTGGCTTGGGGCTGGTTCGGAGGCTTGTGTCGACAGGTATGCCCGCGAGGCGGGCGGTGAGGCTGAAGCCGCCACGCTCTGTGGCGGCCTTGACGCGATGCGCGAGTCTCACATTGTTCAGCCCATCCATGAGGTCTCGCAGACCTGGGCTCCAGCGTGCGTCGATGAATATTAAGGCCTACTTTGGATGTCGTGACCCCTACTGGCACCTCGAGTTTGTTCCTTACATGGTTAGCAGCCTTGTGACACTCGTGGTTTGCCGGTTTGTCTACTCTTGGCTCCCTGGCCCTGTCCGCTTTTTCCTTCGATGGTATGTCTTCCTTGTCCAGTCCGTCTTTATGTACCTCCAGTCACCCTGGCTTGCCCTGATCTACGTCCTTCTCTTCGCTGTCGGGGCCCCTGTTGCGCACCTTCTTTTCATGTTCCAGCAGTTCCTTTTCGTCCATCAGTGTTCTTGGTTTATTCGTCGGATCGATTGGGCTGAATCGATCCTTTTGCTCCGTCTCGGCGATGTTGTCGCCGACCTTTCCCGATCCATGAATCCCGGGCAAATGAGACTCGATGGTTGACGACGATAGTATCACTGTTAAGGCCGAGAGTGATTTACCTCTCGATAGTATTTTCATGATCCTGCGTCGTTCTCCTGTCTGTCTTCTGTCCCTTGGGCGTGCCCTGGTTTCCGCTGGAGTTTCGTCTGTCGACTTCACCGGGGCCTGGGTCGCTCGTCGCCCCCTGCGTCATGGTAGCTGCCAATTGCACCTCAACCGGCGCTACTTCAAGCTTGATGATGGTCCTATCCGACACTGCTTCCGCCTAGACGGTCGTGTTGAACACACCTTCTCTGTGCGTAAGCAGCGTGGCGTTTCGAAGCTGTTCGCCGGTCCTGTCGGCACTAGTGACGGCCAACGTGCTCCATCTAATCAAGACCTGGTTCTTACTTTGCCTGAGCCCTCTGATGCTGTTGTACTAGTCGACGCGTCTTCTCTTCCGCGGTTCGATCCTGCCGACTGCTGACCACCTGAGCACGTGGTAAAACTGCTCCGACCGGCACGTCGTTAAACTGCCTAGACCATGAACCTTACACCAGACAGCGCTTAATTCGTTGTCCTGAAGCTACTCCACGGTAGGGGCCTCAATCCCCTAGTAGTCTTCCACCACGGCCGCCGGCTTGGCTCAACTCGCCTGGCAGCTCGCTGATACGCCTTTGTTCGACAAGGCTTATACTGCCGCTAAGACCGCGGCAATCGGTTACGCAACTAAGAAAGGTGCCGAATTGCTCGCTTCTGCCTTCATGCCTCGAAACAAGAAGAAGAACTCTCCTTCGCTTCCTCCTACGGTCGCGAAGGCCGTGCGCGCTGCTGTCCAACCTCCGCGCCGGAATAACCGATCGGTGCCGCTTCGGATGCCCAAGTCCATGCGGCCTACCGGGCGTTCTATGAGACGATCAAAGTCCATGTTTGGTCGCTCTACCGCCTTGCCCGTCGCCGTCGCCAGATCCTTCAAGCAGCGCGGCGGCTCCATTAACGGGCGCCAGTCCACTGTGGTGACCAAGACTGAGTACCTCGGTGATATTGCCGGGAGCTCCGCCTTCGTCAATACCTCGTACCCGATTAACCCTGGCTTGCCGTCCTCGTTCCCCTGGCTTGCCCCCGTTGCTTCCCAGTACGAGGAGTACAAGTTCAGGAAGCTCACGTACCGCTACGAGACTGACTCCTCGTCCACTTACCAGGGCACCGTTATCATGGCTACCGATTACGACGCCCTCGATTCCCCGTTCACCAACAAGCAGCTTGCTCTTGATTACAAAGGAGCTGTCAAGGACGTCACTTGGAAGTCGAATCGCCTCGACCTCGACCGTAGTCAGGCCAACCCTTTCTCCAAGCGCTACGTCCGATCGGGTTCTGTGACTGGTGACCTCAAGACCTATGACGTCGGCCTCTTTCAGATCATGACTCAGGGTCAGTCAACGACGACCACTGTCGGCGAGCTCTTCGTCGACTACGTTATCGAGCTCATCGGTGCCAAGGTCAATAACATTCCTGGGGCCTCGCTCATCGGCCTTGACCTTCGCAGTGGCGGGACCATGACCGCCGGCAACCCATTCGGGACTGCTCCTGTCGTCCAAGCCGGTTCTCAGCTTGGGGTGACATATTCCAGTGGGACTCTCACCGTGCCCACACAGACCGGCCAGTTCCTTGTGGCTGTCAGTGTTGCCGGCACTACCATCGACGAGGTGACCTCTACTTTCGGTGGCGGCGCATCCCTCGTGACGTCGTACGCCAATGTTGTCAACACTGCGCAAACTAGCGCCACTGCTGTTTACTCAGTCAACATGCCCACCAATGGCGGAACGATTTCGTTCACTGTGACCACTGGCACTGTCACGTCCGCCACCCTCGTCATGCAGCAAATGTCTTCGGGCTTGTCCCTTCGGCCCCCCAAGAAGTCCGCGATCCTTAAGCCTTTGTCTAAGGAAGAAATGCTGCTCCAGCGTGTCAGCGAGCTCGAGACTCTCATCTCGAGGATTCGCGTGGTCGAGCCCCCTGCTCCCGCGCCTCGCCCCGCGCCCCCTGCCCCGCTTAACAGTTTCGTGCTGACCGGGCAGTGAAAACACGTCGAAAAACTCATGACGTGTGGTCTCAGGTCCATCCGAGACCCGGAAGAACTCCGTAAAATACAGTCCGTTTTGATAGTATCGTGATAAAACTTATTTGTGAGCCAACTGTGGCCTTTCAC